CCACTTTGAGAAACGTTTACGCTTCCTGATAATATTTATAAGAAAGTCATATTGCAATCTATTGGGGAGGTGATGGTGTTTATTCATTTCATTTGCATACAATACTGTATCGGGGAAGTATGAGAACCCCTTGTTAACTATGAAAGCCCCATAGGACTTTTCATCTTCTAAAATATCTTTCTTTGAACTTGATATAGCATTAATATAGATAAATGGATTACTCATATACTGCCTCTGCATGTTTAAATGTCTTAGGTATATCTTCACCAGGATTCATAATGAATTTAATGCTAGCCATAATCTCAGTGAGACATGCTACTACATTTAACTCGTGGTCAGCCATAAACGAATCTTTATAACTATACTCTGCTATAATAAGAACCAATTGAGGAATGGTTTGTGGGTCTACGAATGCATACATGTTATCATATATCATACGATATATACGTGCTGGTTCTATATCCATATTATCTGTAACCCATTTACGCATACCTCTGAAGTTTTTATTCTTTAAGCATCCCATTAAATCAACCATACTCAGTTCATTTAAGGATACTAAAATGCCAGCGTCTATAGTGCCTGACATACCATACCGCTGGCACTCGTTAAGAACGCGGCGCCAGTCTGGTATGTGTCGCATGATGAGTTCAGCTAATACTGAGTCTTCATACTTAATAGATTCGGCGGACAGGATAGCCTGAAGTCTAACCATAAATGCGCCCGCCAGTTCTGCTTTATTACCCGTATTGAATTCGTATACAGAGCACCGGGAATGGAGTGGTGCAATGATACGATTTTTAAAATTGCAGGTAAGGACGAACCGGCAATTGTTTGAAAACTCTTCGATAAAGCCACGAAGAGCGGGTTGGGTGGATTGAGGATTCAGGTAGTCGGCTTCATCAAGAATAACGACTTTTAATCCACCACTTAGGGAAACTGTTGAGGCAAATTGTTTAATCTTACCACGCAATGTATCTATGTTACCATCTTCAGATCCATTTATAACTATATGGTCTAAATCTAATTCATGACATAATGCTCGCGCTACTGTGGTTTTACCTAGACCAGCAGTACCGTTTAAAATCATATTGGGTATCTCACCCACTTTTATAATCTCATTAAAGGTCTTCTTTAACTCTTTTGAGATTATTATATCCTCAATTTTTTTAGGGCGATACTTTTCAACCCATAGAAATTCTTCATTCATAATATATATTATACCCTATTTCAATTCAAATGTCAACCTAAAATGGTGTTCTTTTCCACTCATCAAAGTATGCGGCCATTGTAGCCCAGATTGATGAGGGATATAAATTAGTTTTTAGATTAGTCCTCTTCTCATAATTATCCCATACTGTTTGGGAACAATCTACGTCCTGCCAGTAACGCCAGAACTCAGTATCATCTCTATCAGACAATGCATAGTGATGTCTAACTAAATCGTTAGTATTGTTCCATGCAATCCTAACAGCTTTGTTATATGTCTTTTTATCATAACCTCGTTTGATACACTTAACAAATGTTTCAATTCCATGTTGGATATGGAATAGTGCATTCGCCTCCAATGGGTCTATGAACCCAGCAGTAGTACCAATCGCTACGACATTGCCAGCCCAAGGATTAGTTAATGCGTAAGGCTCCCACTTAAAGTGCATATACTCTTCGGTCATTGGTACGAAGCCACCATCTTTTACCATACCTTTAAATTCTGTTAAGGCATCTTCATCAGATACAAACTTAGATGAATATACATATCCAACTCCAACTCTGTTCTTTAATTTAACAATGAACTGCCATCCGTAGTCTCTACCTATGCTTTGAGTTACCATTGGTAAATCATCTCTAGGTTCATGTGGCCCTACATAAGCTCTATCTATTATAGTATGTTCATATGTTTGTCTAGTCTTATCTTCTACAAACTGTGAACGAAATCCTGTACAATCGAATACTAAATCTGCCTCAGGCTTTTCAGTAAGTGTTGCATATACATGTTTAACATTCTTGCAATGGTCTTTAACCATCTTACCCATTTCAAATGCATCTACATGGTATGCATATCCCGACCAGTCTTCTGAATCATAAAAATCATTAAGAGAATCTAAATCAACTTCACCCTTACGATACTTCTTAGCCCAGCCTTCAAATCGTTGACCGTAGTTATACCAGAATGTCCAGTCGAAGTTATCCTTACCATCCTTACGCCAATTGATTTTTCTATTGCCATACTTCTTTAAAGCATTTGAATTAGCTAACCAATCCTCATCTTCAATTCCAATATTAGATAAAAAATTTCCTATCTGAGGTACAGTTGATTCACCGACACCTACAATAGGAATATGTTTAGACTCTATTAAAGTAATATCCCAATCTGGAAAGTTATGTTCAAGACAACCTGCAGTCCACCAGCCAGCGGTACCACCGCCTACTATGACTACTTTCATTTTCTAAATAATCTAACGATATGCATTCCTGGACAGTATCCAGTTATAGATGCAAATGGTAATAGTATTACAGGTACCCAAAGCACCCACGATACTACACTAAAGCCAGTTAACCAAATACCAATGAATACTACAATTGCAGGTATCATTAAAAAGATACGCCACTCAGTAGATATTCTACCCACCTTCTAAACCATCTACTTCAGGTTCATCGTTACTAAATTCGTCATCAGCCTCTGCCGGAGTAGCTGCATCCGCCTCTACTTTTGGTTTAGTTGCTGACAGGAATTTAAATAATCTGTCGCGAACTGAACCCACTGCAGACAACTCGTCACCATTAAACGCACCGCGCTTACATGATACATCTATAATTTTAATGCAGGCTTCTATATCACCTAGTTGTAGTTCTGCCAGTGTAGGCTCTTTTGCAGTTTCTTCTGCCATGTTTATCTCCTATGTTTTAATAATGCCACCCAGTAATTAACTGATGGCGTTTTAATAGATGCAATATTCTTTGAAGAAATCTTAAAGGAATATTCATCCGCTTGTATAAATTTAAAGTTACTTACATCCATATGGAATTGGGAATCTTTAGTATGCACCTGACCACCTAGATTCATAACAAATCTATTAGTAGATGTATTCTTTAAATCTTTTACTATAGCTACAACCGTACCCTTTCGAAGGTCACTATCAGCTTCTTGAAACTCTACATGTGGAGCTCTTAATGCTGCTGATGCCTTCTTCAAGGTATTTAATTGTTCATGTGTTACAGTAAAAGACATATCTGGTTCTATGTCATCAATGTCCTTTTCAGCTGTTACAAGGTTATTTATAGCTGCAAATCGATACATGATTTTAGAGTCAGCTCCCTTTATGGTTAACCAATTCTGATTGTCATCAAAGATAACGTCTGCATCTTCTATCATACTATATGCTCCCAAGAATTCGTTTAAATCATATAGACCAAACTTATATGGGAAGACCTCTTCGACTTCAGCAGATGCTAATAGGTTTTTGGATGTGGTGATGGTTCTCATACGACCATCAGGATTAATTACTATATTGCCATTAATGGTGGCAAAGTTTTTTAAAATTTCAATTGTGTTTTCACTTATCTTCATTGAGACTCCTATCATGTTCATTCAAGGCTAGCAGCCCATAGTGTATAATTTTAATTAAGTCAGCTCGATTAGCTCCTTTCTTCTTACCATATCGAGCACCATATTTAAATATGTTACCTAAGTAAAAACCCATCGACAATCCAGTAGACTCAATTAAGTCATTTGCTTGGACACCACCCTTTCCAGAGTAATGGCCTTCATAAGTTTTATCAACGTAAGATTGAATCTCAGTCAATAAAGCTTTTTCATTATTTTTATATTTTATCATAATGTATATTATACCATATTATTCACCAAATGGCAACCCCGTTTATCTAATTACTTTTAGACCTTCGCCAGACATCATAACATTAAAGCCGAATGCCTTTAATTTGTCAAGTCTTGTGATTGAGGTAGCTTCTATAACAGCGGCATCTAAATCAGAATACTCTTGGCCTCTGCGTCTCCCTCTTCTTAGTTTAGAGGTATTAAACATTTCGATAAGCATTAAACGACATCTTTCGATATCTGTCTCTTTGCTTATGGCTCTCATTTCTTTCTCTAAGTTTTCCATCATAATATTATCCTTTTAAAAACGACTCACCAAGTTCAAACATGGTGCTTCAAATGTACTACAGTTTTGTAAATGAATGTACTCGTCAAACACATCAAAGGTAGCACAACTTGATATGAATATAACGGTCATCAGTAATATTGCCTTCATACTAACTCCTCCACAACTCCAAGTACTTCAGCAAATATAAGGAGCACGGCGCCTGTCATTATTGAGAAGGTCAAGGCGCCGAAGCCCACTATTCGAAAAAATGATTTAATGAACGATATGTTCCGATGCAATAAAGGGTCTGGGATCAATTTAGATGACATGGCCTTCCTCCCTAATGCGACGTTTCCAAGCACCGCCAGTCTGCTGTGCTTTAAGTTGCTTATTACACCATACTAGTGTTGGCTCCTTAACATGCGACTCGATGTTGGGGTTAATTGATAAGGACTCTATTAAGTCCTTCACTTGATTCTCTGTTAAATTATTTAATTGCATGTGCCCTCCTAAGCTGCTACTGCATCTGTTATCTTATTTACTAACTGACGAACTGACTTTTTGTTCTTGTTGAACTTAGCAAATTCGCGTTTAATATCTTTAATACTCTTGTTGGCATTGTCTTCAATTGCAAACTCTGCTGGAGCTTTTGAACCAACACGAACTATAAAGTAATCATCATATCCATCGTACTTGCTGTAATGCATATGATGGTCTGTGTTCCAAGCTTTGTTGATACCTTTGTTTCCCATGTCTTCAGCTTCTCTCCAACCTATCTCACGAGTGAATTCTGATTTCTTAGAACATAGGAAGAATCCAGTTATCTTAGCACCAGTCATCTTTCTTAAATGAACTAATACATTTTTATATAGGCCTTGACGGTCGCCCGTAATCATTTTATTTCCAACTTTAATTCCATATTCACCATAACTGTTTTTAACATCAGCATGGTCGTCATCAGCTATTGTTATTCCATCAGCATAGCCATCAGTCAAAATCATAACGTTAACCTTCTGAACTTTATGTAATCTCTCGAACTTCTTAATTACATCAAGTGCCAACACAGCTGTTTGAGTAAGTGGTGTAGTACCCATTTCATCAAAATCAGTTCTGCTGTAACGGTCAACATAAAATGGTCTGTCCCAAGCATGTAATATACCCGCACCAAATAAATCTCTAGAAGCTTTTTTAAATTCTTTGTTCTTCATTGAAGAGGAAAGAACATTAACAACCTGAAGATTTGAAACATCTAACTCAGCTGCTCCATTCTTATCTAAGCCTAAGTCCTCAGCTCTGTCCCTCTTTGAAGAAGAAGATCTGTAATGACTATAACTTGTAAATGTATATGCATCAAATGGGATGTGAGCCTTACGACAAAACATCGCGATTGTAATTGCTTGGTTAACAACATCTGGAAATATCTCAGACATTGAACCCGACTGGTCAATGAACATGATAATTCCATGACTCTTGGCTTGTGCCATACGAGTAACTGATAAGAAAATATCATCGTTGTATTTGTAAGAATGAAGTTTGTTCATATCAAGTGAACCCTTCTTAGCAGTAGTGGCTCTTTGATATTCATAAGCCGCTTTCTTACGTTCGAAATCTTTAACAAGAAGGTTGGCAGTACTTTCAAAACCTTTCTTCTTGTCATCCCAATGCTCATCCATGTGTGATGAGAAAAGGTAACCATCTTCTGCGTACTCAACTCTATCGCGAGCCGCTATTAATTCTTTATAATCAACTATGATTGATGGAACTTTTTCATCAGACATACCTGAACAATATTGCATTTGCTTATCATCTGAATTCTTATCCAATAAATCTTCTTCGTTAGCACGTTGCTCAGCTTCAGTAAATGAAGAAGTAGGGTCATCATAATCAACCTCTTCTTTAGCATTAGCCGCTTCTTCAGCTGCCTTCTCTTCATCATATACATCTTCTAAAGTCCTGCCTTCGCCATCAGACTCACCATCTTCATCTTCTGATGCATCACCTGGTTCAGTACCTTCCATATCAGAACTCATTGATTCAGACTCAGCTGCATCACCATCATCGCCAGGCATCATAGCCGCTTCCTCTTCTTCCTTCTCTTCTTTCTTTGCAGATAGGAAATCATGAAGCTTTTGACAAATCACAAGAACGTCATCCCAAGTCTCAACTGTCATAGCTTCATCAACTAAGGGCTGCTCTTCAGCATCAAATTCTATTGGAATAATTCCACGACCTTTTGAATGAACGTTTAATTTGTCCATTAGGTTTGTAGGCTTCCTGTCGTTAGTACCAAATAGGTTATCATCAAACAGACGTTCATAGCCTGCTTTAAACTGTTTAACGATTCCAGGATAAGTTTCTTGAATCATACGCTCAATACGAATGTCTTCAACAATGTTTAAATAAGCTCTAGGAATCGAACCAATCTTCTTTGCTGCATCATGCCATCCATCAACGGGAGTATAAAGAGCATGGCCAACTTCATGACCAACTAATAAGTCATAAACAGCCTTACCTTTATCTTCCCATAATGGCAATCTTAAAATACGATTTTTAGGTTCGAACGAAGCTGTAGAGTAGTTACCATGTTGAATGATTAAATTCTCTTTTGCTAAGAGCTTCGCTAAATATTCCTGTGAAGTTAAATTCATTACGCGTTCCACTCCTCATCATTTTCCCAGTCATCCTTCATACCTGCCTTCAAAGCTTCTTCAGCTTTCTCTAGGACTTCATCAGATAAATCAGGCTCTGGGTTATTAATAGTAGCATCAACTTTTTCATAAAGGTCGATGAACGATGCTTTAGTGTCTTCGTCGAAACGGTTAACACAAAGAGCAACTGCTTTATCGCGCTTATTGAAAATTGAAAAAGTTTGAACGATGTGGCAAAGACGACGAGTTGAAATAACTTCGTCAACGCCATCATCATAAAATGTCTTACGAATGGCATCAGCCCAACCAACTAGAAGGTCTGAAAACTCTTCATCGATAGCTTCAAATTTTTTCATATGCTTCATCACAATCTTCTTCTCAGTGATTGCTGTAGGATAAGTTTGTTCAACGTTAATTACGAAACGCTCTAAGAATGCTTCGTCAATAATTGTAGCAGCTGAAAAGCGACCATCAACATCACCCTTACCTTTTGTGTTGGCAGTAGCGATTACGTTGAATCCAGACTTAGGTGAAACCACCTCGCCTGTCTTTTTAACTAGAACTGGCTTGCCTTCAAGAACACCCTGTAGACACATTACCTTGTTAGTACCTCTATCGATTTCGTCGATAAGAAGAATGGCGCCAGCTTCCATAGCTTTAATCACGGGACCTTTTTGAAAAACAGTCTCACCGTCGATTAAGCGAAAGCCACCCATTAAATCATCTTCATCCGTCTCAGGTGAAATCTGGATCCTAACATATTCGCGACCAGCTTTAGCACAAGCCTGCTCGACCATAAATGTCTTACCGTTACCAGAAAGACCAGATACATATGTTGGATAAAACATACCTGAGTTAATAATTCTAAGAATATCAGAGAAGTGACCCCAAGCTACGAATGTTGAATCCTTAGCAGGTACATACACTTCATTATT